GGTCCCCATAGACAGGCGGAAGGCGCAACGGATAGGGGGGGTATCAGTAACGGCCCCTTGCTGCTGTTGCTTTTTCCGGGTGCTGCTTGTTATGGCAGCCCTCACACAGGCTTACTAAATTTTTATCTTCGTAAGCCAGCTCCGGGTACTCATCTGCGTGTTTGATATGATGCACCGTTGTAGCCTGTACCGCCTTTCCGTACCGCTTGCAGTGCTGGCACATATATCCGTCACGCCTTAATATCTGTTGGCGCTTCCTCCGCCACCTGGGAGAATTATAATCAAATACAATGTTCATTACCCGCCCTATCCCTCCCGGTGTCTACTATGCCGGGCTACCAATTATTGTTACCAAACCGTGGTTATCCGCTTAGTGCCTGTCTTGTTCCCGCACAGCAGGAGCGTCTGCGGCTGCTCATGGTCGCTCTCGCTGCTGGGCAGCAGCATCTTCCGGGCTGCGTAGCCTCCGTACTGCTGCCATGCGGTACAGCTAACCACTACCAGCTGCTTGGTACGGATAACATTGTTGTTACTGTCCACCACGATCTTTTTGGGCTTACTGATGGTGCCTTTGTGGGTATGGCCAACAATCAGAGCGTCAATGCCCTCTATGGTGTAGCCGAAGCGCTCATTGCGGTTGACCGTTGCACCGGTGTAAATGCCGCCGCCGGAGCCATGGGTAACAGCCATCGTATAGCTGGTGATAGGGATATCTCTTGTTACCCTGCGCCCAATCTCCAGTTTGAGGAATGCTATGTCCTCGGCGTAGTAGTCCTCCATGTCCAGCTTGCACATGATATCGCCCATAATGTCTTGGTCGGTGTCCCTGGCTGTCCTCGCTTCGTGGTTACCGGATACCGCGCAGAGTATCTTATCCTTGATGGGCGTTAGCATTTCCACCATCATCTTTTTCTGCTCCCGCGGGCGGATATAATCCTCAAAGGGGCTTCCCACCGCGTTCCGGGTATTGTTGTTGATGAGATCGCCGCCAAGGATGAGATAAGCGTCCTCCCGCTCTACCCGGCGGCAGAATGCTTGCCAGCCCTCTTTATCATGTAGGATGCTGCCCAAATGCACATCAGATACCGGATATACCTTGATGGTGTCGCTCTGCGGGATTTTGCGGACTATTAAATCCATAGGTATCCCCTCCTTTATGGCATAAAGAAAGAGAGCGCCTTTCGGTACTCTCTGACTGCTTTTTGGTAAGGCAGACTATTGCGAACTTGCGGTCTGCCAGCGCGGCACCTTTTTTACGAAGGTCATGTATCTTCGGCCGATGGGATAACGGGGCATCGGCGACACCGTAAAAAGGAGGTAAAACATGAAGGTGGAGCACCCGATAGGGATTGAACCTATAACCCGCTGCTTACAAGGCAGCCGCTCTACCATTGAGCTACGGGAGCAGATTGCCGGGATTAGGGGCCCGGCTCCCCACCAGGAGGAATGTCAAGGGAATTTTGTGTTTTACCACACTATCAGTATACACTGTATATGCGTCTTATTTCTGCCATGTTTCTGCCATCTTTACAGCTCCGTCAACCCATACCGGCAAAGGGCGTATCTCATCAGTGCTTCGTCCTTATCCCGGTACACCTCTCGTTCACTCTCATTGAACTCCTGGCAAAGCCGCTGTATGTAGCCGTATTCCCGGCGGATGTAGAACAACTCAAGGATGCGCCGCTGCTTTCCCGTCAGGCAGGCCAGTCCTTTCTCCACTTGGGAAGTCTGCCACTTGACTACCGCAAGGTTTGCCGAGAGCGCATCCCGGCGGGAGATTGCGTTAATCAAATGATCTTCCCGGCCGCAGCCACCGCCCTTTACTGGTGTAGCATCGCTGGTAGCGGACCGAATGCCGTCCATCTGCTCATTGTAGCGGCGGATTTCTTCCGGCAGGCTTTCCAACGACCGGAGCTTATAGCTATGGCACTTCAGCTCGTCAATGCAGATGCGCTTGTAGTCAATCATGTTTCTCCCTCCTCCGGCGGTTCCTTTTCCGCCCGCCTTTCTCCATAGCTGCAGAAATCGTCCTCGTGCATCTGCGCACAAAGTATATTCGGCTGCCCCGGCGTGCCATCTCTGTACTTGCAGTCCTTACATCTCTCCACCGGCACAAGGTCGGTAGGGAGTACAGGATTCACTTCTTTTCCTTCTGCGATACATGTCAATGCTGCAAGAATACGGTCGCCATGATAATAACTATGTCCTGCAATAACTCTGTAAATATCGTGAAGTGATACTGCCTCAGCACATGGCATATCTGCCAGCACTCGTTTTGCGTCTGCCATTGTAGCATTTGGTTCAGTTACTTCCAATTCGGTCAACTTGGCAATTGCCGTTTCTCGCTTAATATATTCGTCCATTGTCAACGCTCCTTTTCGTCCATCTTTGCACCGCAGTTGGGGCAGTACGGCTTCTCTTGGTTTTGAGCTATGCCACCAACCCCGTTATGCTTTCCGCAATGCGAACAATAGCATCTACGACGATTATATGGGCCGTCAAATCGGACTATCCACTTGCCATACACCACCGGGGCTACATCAGCTGCTGGCAGTTCTTTAATAGCATGTCCGATATTCCACGCCACAGAGTCACCGGCATAGTTTAGGATTCGCAGTTGTTCTCGGTATTCTTCTTCGCAAATTGCAAGTGCGGCTTCCCGCTTAATATATTCATCCATTGTCAACCATCCTGTTCCATGCTTCGATTGCTTTTTCTTTGCTGGGCAGCCCAGATACTTTCATCTCCTTTGTGTGGAGGCCATCACCAGCCCTATATCTCCCACAACCGGCGCTCCACCCAAAGTCTGCTCTATCGTAAGTATCGTACATATGGATAACGGTTGCAACTCCACCGCACTCAGGGCAGCGTTTCAATTCAGCCATCCTTCATCGCCTCCAATGCTTTCTCCGCCTCCTCGCGGGTCAGGAATACGGTCTTGCCAAAATCGGAAAACCGATAAAACCTTGGGGCCATTGGCGCGTATTGTACTGCAATGCACCATCCGTCAGTGTTCGTTTCGATCCATTTTGCCACCATCGGCAATATGGTCTTTTCCCCGTGGAATCCGTACACAACATCGCCCACCTTGCACGGCAGCACCACCACGCGCTCGTCCTTGTCTGCCTCGGCCAGCTCCCGCAGGCGGGTATAACTGCAAATACTCTCCAAATCAGCAAGCCGCATCAGCTTCAGTGCAATCTCGTCTGCCTTGTCCTTCGGCAAAACCTCCTCCGGCGTCAGCCCCGTGTCCTCGTAGGCGGCGAGCGCGCTGTAGAGCTGCCGAATGATTTGCCGCAGTGCAGCCTTCGATACGCTGTTCAGCACCGGACCGTTCAGAACCAGGTCAAGCAGCTTCGGCTTCATGCCTTCAAGGACGGAGCGCGGGCCGAGATACCGGTCCATGCTCTCGTCCACTCTGACCTCTTCATTCGTTAGTCGTTCCATCACTCTACCTCCTGTTCCAGCTTAATCTCTCCGTCGCTCTCGGCAGATACCATATCGCACAGGTGCTTAATATCCTGTTCGTCAAGCCCTAATATGTCACGCTCCCCATCGCTGTTGATGCCTTCCTTTAACAGCACGATATCTCCTAAAATCCAATTTCCATGATAGTTCGTCCCGTAAAGGAAACTGCCGAAGATGTTCCTCGGGAGGTTAAGAAACGCCCCTTCTTCGTTGACTATCATGCAGTACGGGCGCTCCAAGCGCACAGGGCGGACAACCTCAATCCACCCTCCCACGGCCTCGCCGATGCTCTTGTGTGCAGGCTCGGAAAACTCCTGCACCCGCATCTCGTCCTTTGTTGTGATTACAATTCCTTTCATTGCTCCACCTCCTGCATCCAAAACTCGCGGCGGCAGTCGGGGCATCCAGCAGAACGATTCAAATCGCAGATATAATTTTTGTCTACATTTCTTGGGCACATCCCGACAACGCAATCACCGTCCAACATGCAGTTAGGCCACTGCTCCAAAAGCACGCTCTGCCTCGTCTTGCGTGGGTGTGCAGCAGACCATTCCTCGACCATAGCAACCTGATCCGTAGCGTCCAGTGTTGACTCTTGACCAACTGCACAACCACCATTAGAAGCTGGGCACCCAGTACATCTATCACCAAAACTCTTGCACATCCTGTTGCGTTCCTCAATAAACTTTACTGCATCCATCACATTTCCCTCCATCTGCACCCGTCACAGGCGCCATCGTGTGCTTTTTTGTACTTCCCGCAGTATTGGCATAGCTCGTTGATGAGGTCTTTCCTGTCTGCGCCCAGCTTCATGTTGCTGTCAAACAGCGTTTCATTGATGGCGGCGTGCTGCTCGGCGGTGTTCTTTGCACCCTGCAGTTCCTCTTTCAGTTTCACGATTTCGCAAATTGCATTGCCGTTTGCCGCCATCATGTCGGTCACATCGTTCGGCATCAGGCCGGTGTCCTCGTAGGCGGCGAGGCGGTATTCCGCAGAAACATAATCATGGTTTTTCACCCATACATCATTTTCGCCCCAGCGTTCAGTTAGCCGTTCCATCACTCTACCTCCTTAGCCATCAGCAAATCCTTGTAGTCCAGCAGCAGCGCCCATATCTGCTCCGCATCGTCATGGTCGAGGGTGACTGCACCCTCTGCGTCAACGGCAGCAGCCAGCCGGTCTATGTCCCGGATTACTTCGTAGTAGTCCTTTACGGTCATTGGCTCACCCTCCAAAATTCTCAAGATAATATTGCTTGCAGTCCTGCCAACCCTTGTAATAGGCTGCCTGCTCCCGGCGTTCCTGTTCCTCTGCGGTCATCTCCGCCTGGGCCATTTCATCCACATGGTTCCACCTTTCTGCCGAAATAGCCGATAGAACCATTATGCAGGTAGCAACTAAGATTATCGTAACTGCCGCTGCCATCCAGTTCCTCATAGCGAATCCCTCCTAAATCCGAAGAATGTCTTTATTTGCGGCAGGGTCTCCAGCCTGTGGCCATCTACCGTTATCAGCGCTGCGTAGCCCCGGCCTATCCAGCCACGGTGCCAAATCCACCGGGCTTCGTAGTAGTCAACGCTCTCCCGTCGCTCTGTGGTTTTGCCGCAAACCCTTATCTCGATGTCGATTTTCCCATCCCGGCGCTTTATCCAATTCTTAGGGCGCTTATACTTACCGGATGCCGCCGCATCCTTGTAGCATTGTTTGGAGCAGTACTTTTGTCCCGGCTGGCCGAAATAGTCCTTCCCGCAGTATTCGCATTTCTTTGGCTCAGCTTTTTTCATACTGCTTTTGCGGGCCCGAATGCTGTCCATGGCCTTTTGGCAGTCTTTGCAATACAACTGCCGTGGGCTGGTGCTGCCTATCGGCCCTCCGCATCTCTTACATGGCCGGTTTGAGTCTCTCTTGATTCCATAGCGAGACAATATTTTGGCCACAGAGCCGTAATCAAGATCGAGAATTAAGGAAATCTCCCTGTTGGTCTTGCCCTCCCGCACCAGCTTCTCCAGGAACTCCGGGTCGTTTGAATTAGAACAGCCGATTTTGGCGTTAGGAGACGCTTTATCGTATGACATCATAACTCACCACCTTTTTCTGCTCGGCCATCTCTGCGCGCATTTTTATGGCTTTGGTGATAGCGTTCCAGCGCTTGATAAATTCCTCGGCACTTTGTCCCTCAAAAAGCGGCTTCTCCCGCTCTACATCCTTCTGCCCCATCAGGGTACCTCCTTTGATAGTCCTTCTTCGCAAATATCCACTATGTGCTGGCACAGTGCTGCCGGAATAACGCTTCTTTCCTTGCTACCCTTTAGCCCCTGTGTGCCAGTTTTGCTGCCCCTTGGTGCCTTTTCATGACAGGGATCCCCATTCTTGCACATCGGTTTGAACTTGGGATCAGGATGGTTTGTCCAGATGTCAGTAGGCTTCATCCTGGTGTCACCATACTGGCAATATGTCACCGTGTACCTGTGCAGTCCTTGCATCCATGACATCTTCCGCATCCCGCCCCTTGGATTTTCGATGAACCAAAACCTTGGCTTAAGGTCCTTGATCAGTTGTAATACATGCTGATCTACCATATCGCAAAATTTTGCATAGTCACTGACAGGGTCAAGGTTTCCTGTTACAGGATTTTTTCTCCGGTGATGGCTTATAGCGGCAATGCTGAATGTGGAACAGTCCGGACTTGCCCAAATCACATCTGGGCGTCCAAAACGATTCAGAATTTCATCCGTCGTGACTGTTAAGATATCTGCATAAAGATCGATGTTTTCAAAATTCTTATCCCATTCCACAGAAAACACTTGATGCCCTCTGTTTTCAAACGCTTTCCCTATACTCCGCGTTCCGGCAAACAATTCAAGTACTTTCATCCGTTACCTCCTCTATTTCAATTTCTGTTCTTGGGTTTTTGGGGTCGTATGCCCCACGCAGCCGCAGCTCGACATGGTCAAAGCTGTCGTCTGCGATAACGCCCCGGTGTACCAGCCCGTCCATCAGCATCTTGCCGTTGTAGTTATCCGGGTCATGTCGGTGCCGGGTGGGGAAGTAGTAAGTGATGGTCACCACCGCCTTGCCCATTGGTTTGCACTTGGGGCAGTATGCCACAAACAGCTGAAGCCAGCGCTGCTTTTCCGCTCGGTAGTCCCAGGCGTTCGCCCGCCCGGCGTACTTGTTCAGCGACGGGGGGATTTCGGGGATTATGATTTTCACGCATTCTCCTCCATCATCCGCTCCGCCAGCGCTATGTCATAGCTGGGCAGCTGCTTTACCTCTGCCATCCCTGCCAGCTTCGCCCGGATATCCGCAGGCAGGGTTTGCATTTTGCGCTCGCTCTCCTGCCTTGCCCGGTAGCTGCGCATAAAGTTGGACTGCACCACGCTCTGCACTGTCCCGGTGTCCATGCTGGCCCATTCCCGCAGCTGGGATGGGTGTCCTACCAACCGTTGTAGGTTCTCCGGCAGGGCTGCAAACTCTTTCTCGCTGTTGTAGCCGCTGTTCCGCAGGGCCTTTGCAATCAGCGCCCATGCTTCCCCCTCGGAGAGTTCCGCCGGTCTGCTGATCTCACCAATAGCGGCTATGATAGCCCCAATGTGTGGGGGAAACCCCTTGCGGTCGCTGGCAATGTGGGACTTAACCGCCGCTGCTACAAGGTCAGCCGGGTAGTCTGCCAGCATCTCCGACCACAGATTTACCACCGCTTCGGCATCCTGCCGCTTCATGTCCCGGTAGTACGCTGGATAAGCGGCCTTGAGGATAGACATAACAGCCAGTGTTTCAGTACGGTTCATGTTGTCCCTCCTCCTGCAGCATCTGCAAAAATACATTGTCGGTCCCACCAGCAGACTTGTCGCCTTTCAACGGGTAAACATCCTGCCAGCAGCGCTTAACGCTCTGATCGAGAATAAGTCCCTTGGTGTGGTTGTCCCCCGGTGCCAGCCGTTCCAGCTCATTCAGGATCATCTTTGCGGCCCGATCAGTGAGGGGCTTTTTGATTTTCTTGCGCATTTCACAAAAGCCGTTCCAGTTCTCCATCAAGGCTTCCGGGACATCCACACGCCCCCTTGGGGGGGTAGGGGGGGTATTATTCCCGGAGGGAATATTTTCTTTGTCTTTGTCATTGTCTTTGTCTTTGTCTTTGTCTTGGCTTTTCTGGGTTTTTGAAAAACCCGCTGGGTTTTTTAGGTTCACTTGGGTTTTCTTCGGCCTACCGCCCTTGGAACCGTTTTCCCTGCTTGTTTTGGCTCTTCCTTCGCATTCAGCAGCCATCCGGTCTATTTGCAACTTTGCTACCGGCCATATAAAACGCTCGTTTCCCCGGAAATCGGGGGCTGCGCCCGTCTCTGCATATTTCAGCATAGCCGTGAACAGCCGCCCTCTCTCCGCATCTCCGAGTTCCTCCATGGCATCTGCAAAGTCTGTAAAGACTTTAAGGTACTTCATGGGTTGTCCTCCTGTCGCTTTTTACTGGGAAGCGTAACCCTCAATTAAAAGGGAGGTCGTTCTCGCCATCGACTTCTTCAAATCCGCCCTGCTCGCTCTCTGCGGGCTTTTCCTCGGCCTTGCCGGTAGATTTGCTGCCGCCGAACAGAACCTCCTCTGCGATGATTTCTGTGGCTGTGCGCTTATTGCCGTTCTTGTCCTCGTAGGTGCGAACTTCGATGCGCCCCACAATGGTGATAAGGTCGCCCTTGCCGAACCACTGGTTCACGAATTCGGCGGTCTTGCCCCATGCTACGATGGGGATGAAGTCAGTCTTTTCTCTGTCACGGTTGCGGTCTACGGCGATGGTAAAGCCGCATACGCTCTTGCCGTTCTGGGTCTGCTTCAGTTCGGGGGCCTTGGTCAGCCGCCCATTAAGGATCGCTTTGTTCAGCATTCTGTTTCCTCCAAATAGTTTGTGTAGAATTCCTCCCGGAACATCGGGATTGTAAAATCGTAGTTGTCGATACAGGCTTGCTCGCCCAGCCGGTGCAGCCAGTCCATCACCTCGACACAGCCGTGTGCGTGTGTCAGGTGGCATGGCGTGTGGCACAGGGACACCCAAAGCCCCATGCGCTTGCTTTTGCTCCGCATGGCGTTGCCGAAGATTTCGTGCCGGTCGAGCTTTACGCCGGAGCGCTGGCACAAAAAGCACTTGGATGTGTCGGCCTGTACGATGCTCGGAGCGTATCCGTTTCGGTCAAGCTCTGCGCCCCATTCGTTTTTCATTTGCCCCATTCCTCCTTCAGCAAGGCCAGCTCGGCCGGTGTGGCAACATCTATCCCTTGCTCTTTGCAGTCTGCGATGACGGCATCCAGCAGCCGGGACATCTGTTTGGTGTTGTAGGTGCTGCTGCCGTAGTACAGCCGGATCACCAGATGGTCACCGTCTGGCTCGTAGTCTACCTGTTCTGTTACCCAGCCAGTACCGAGCATTTCCCACGCTGTCCGGACGGTCTTTGCGGCTTCCGGCTCGATATTGTGCACATCCTTCCAGATGCCGACCTCCTTAATGTACTTCCGGTACAGCTCCTCCTTAGTCAGCGGGGCCGCCTGGGTGGAGAGGGTAAAGGCCAGATCATCAAGGAGTGCCCACAGGTACGAGTTGGCCGAAAGGCTCCTGCGCTCGTGGTGCTCCTTTAGTTCGGCGGCGTACATCTTGCCTGGCTTCATCTCATCAAGGAAAGCCTGTGCGGCTGCGGCATCTTTGGTATACAGGGTGATGCCGTAGCCGTTCCGGTCTCTTGTCCAGTCGGCAGAATCAAACCGGAGCCTTGTTTTCATTCTTCTCGGCCTCCTTTTCGGCGGCAAAGGCTTTCTTCTGGCAGTTGGTGCACAGCTTTCGGCCGAACCGCTGGACGCTGTAGGCGGCGATCTCGCTTACAGGCCAATACTCCCCGTTGCGCTTGTTGATACCGGTGATCTGCTGCCCGCAGTCGATGCAATACTCGGTAGGCTCCGGTTCTCTTTCTGCGCCCTCCGGCAAGTCCTCGCCAGCGTAGATATACAGGCCGAGGCCGTGTCTGGCACAGGCTTTTGTAAGGGAACGCTGGATTGCCTTATTGGCATCGAATGAGGTAACATCACTGGCCGGGATTGAGCGGTTGCGGTTATCCATGACCGGCAGATACTCGATGTGCTCAATGCCGTTGACGGTTACGCCAGTCTTAACCCAGCAGGTCTTACCGTCTGTGTGGTAAAACAGGCCGTTAGCATCCTCGTAGATGGTATAGGTGGCATCCGGGTGCAGCTTCTTGATTTCTCCCCAGGCCCATGCCCAAGAAAGGTATGTAAGGCCATTCTTCTTCTCTGTCTTGTCAGAGCAGTTGATGCTGTTCAATTCTCGAAAGTAGTTCTCCATAGCTCCTCCTTAATATCTGTCTGGTCCTTCATCAAAGTACCTGTCAGCATCCGCATCGCTGGCGTCAAACCGCTTAACACAGTTTTCGCAGCCAATGACCATTCCGTCCTTAATGTAAATGGTCTCGTTGATCTCGCAGCCGCACTCCGGGCAGATGTGCGGCTTATCATCGTAGTTATCCACCCAACTCGGGATGGGCCTATCCGGGATATCGTATGGGTTCATGCTTCCACGACCTCCCCATTTTCCAGTTTGTAAAAGACCTCTGGTTTTATGGCCGCACCATCTACCTTTACCGCTCGCACCTCTTTAATGGGGTAAGTATCACCGTTCCAGCCACCCCTCTCGGTTAGGACGAGCCAGCATCCAATGGCGCCGGATGCTTTACTATCGACCCCGGTGACGATTGCAATAGACTCCTTTCCATCAACGGTGGCTGCGCTACAGTAGCCGGTGTTGGTGGCTGCGCTACAGTAGCCGGTGTTGGTGGCTGCGCTACAGTCGCCGGTGTTGGTGGCTGCGCTACAGTTGCCGGTGTTGGTGGCTGCGCTACAGTAGCCGGTGTTGGTGGCTGCGCTACAGTTGCCGGTGTTGGTGGCTGCGCTACGGTTGCCGGTGTTGGTGGCTGCGCTACGGTTGCCGGTCTGATTGTCGCTGCTTTCGGCTCTTTCCTTTATGTACTCGACAGCAGCTTTTACAATACCAGCGATACCGATTTCCGCCCGGAGCTTTATTTTCGTTCCGGCTCGCTTGCTGTCGCCTTTTTCTTCGTCCGTCACGCCATCGAGGTCAGCCACGAAAAACCGACTGTCGGCCGGAGCGTAATGGGCGAACACATCCAGCGGATACTCACATCCATGGAAACCTTTGTCGCACAGTTTCGCTTCCTCCTCCACATATTCTTTGCCAAGATCGAATTGGAAACCGCGGCATTTCATGTCTTTATCGGTGCCTTTGTAGACGATCACTTGACATCCCTCCCCTTATCGTGTATAGTTGTGGTGGTGGATTGGCTCCCGTCTTTTGCGGGGGCCTTTCTTTTTTTGTACTCCTCCTGCTGGCGGCGGATACAGCGCAGAACCCATACCGTGAAATTGCAATAGCCCATTTCGATAAGCTGCTGACGGAACTCCGCCATATTCACATAACCCAAAGGAATACGCACAGACAGTTTATAGTTTGCTTCCCGCTTCCTGCATGGATTGTCCGCTATCAGCGCTTCCGCTTCGGAAGTCCGCCGAATTCCGTAATAGCCCGGCTTCTTGCACATACTGTCCAGCGGCTTGGTGTAACCGGGGAACTTCTCCCGGATAACTGCTATCCTCTCATTCTGCTCCATGGCCTTACCTCACCAGCAGCAGGATAGCCGCTGCTGAAAAGATGGCTCCCATTCCGAGAACTACGGCCAAGGCTTCCTGCAGCCACTCCTTTTTACTCATCTTCCTGTACCTCCTTTTGCGGAAGCTCCGGCAGGAATGCCCACCACTGGACCTCGATAGCGCAATCCACATTGTCTTTGCTGACATTGAACACCTGATGCTTGGTGCTGAATGGCAAGGTTGCGTATCTTCCCGGATTTGTCTGGCACAGGTAATGCCCGTCCTTGCTGGGTACGATCTCATCCGAGTTAAACCACCGGATAAAGGTGTTGGTTGTTGCTTCCATGTTGTTCCTCCTTCTTTTCCACCCCGTTTGGCGGGAAAAACTTCTTGACATCTTTTATTGGAATAAATAATGCATCGCAGACCTTATAGACTTCCTCCAATGTCCACGGGGTCTTGCAAATCATTCTGTCGCTGATCTGCTGGCGGCTCATACCGGTGCGCTTTCCAAGGCTTGTCTGGTCGTGGCCAAGTTCCAGCATCAGCGCTCGCAGCCTGCGGTAGGTATCAACTTTCCTTGACATTGCTATCCCTCCCTTCATGTGGTAAACTATGGTTGAGGTGATTTGATGTTGACCAAAGCTGAAAAACGCGCTCTCCGAAAGCTGCGCTATCGCAGCACCATTACAATATCGGAAGAAAAGTTTGCAAAGATTGCGGCTTCCGGGTTGTTCTACCCCGTACTAAAGCCCGGCCAGTACTGGTGGGGCGGCAGCGGTCGCGTTAAGGTTCATTTGACCGATGCAGGGGAACAATCGTTAAGAGAATACCGTGCTTGGTGGTGGAAGGCGTTCTTCAAGGTTGTTTTCGCCGTCATATCCGCAGCGGCAGCAATCGTAACAATCTTCGATGCCGTTAGCGGGTAACGCAAATAACGACATTTATTGCAGTGCATATAAGCAGGATTACGCAGTATGCGATTTCCCACTTTGTCCACTTATTCATTCCCTACCTCCTTTTCCTTGATAAGCGCGTCCAGCGCTCGGCGTAGTTTTTCCTCCGCAACAGGGGCTTCACGGTCTGCGTTCAGCAATTGGCTTACATACTTCTCATGCAGCTTCGCCTGATGTGCCACGGCCTTGATCGTAAATCCTGCGTTGTGTATTTCGCCGATTAGCTTGCCTGTCCATTGTGCGGGCATACAAAAATTGACCCTCCTTTCCTTATATAGTTGACTTTGGTAAGGGGATGGGGTAGAATATAAGTGCCACCCAATATAAATACCCCGACACCCCAAGGTAAGAATTAACCGAAGTTAATTCTATATGCCCATTGTACTTAACTATAGTTAATTTGTCAATGCATATCGTTAACTTCGGTAAACTTCTCCGTTCTGCACAATATCGGAGGGAGATTTTTGGTATGTTTTACGATAACTATTGTGTACTATGTGAGATGAAGAAGGTTACGCCAACAAAAGCCGCAAAGGCCGTAGGGTTAAGCGCAGCAGCTCCGACCAAATGGAAAAAGACAGGAGCAAGCCCGTCCGCTGAAACCTTGCAGAAACTTGCGGCGTACTTCGGCATCACCGTTGACGAGCTTTTGGGTAAAGAAAAACAGCCCACCGAAGGTGAGCTGCATCCTGCCAATAAAAAACTTATGGAGCTTTCCCGGACTCTTTCGCCGGAGGAAGCCGAGAAAGTATATAAGGCCATTTCGCTGCTATTAGAGAAATAGCTCTTTCGCACTGTTCAGGTGTCATTTGTAAAATAAGCTGCTCTAACGCCGTGTTCCAATCCATTGGTGTTCCTCCTCTTTTGTCAATTATTGTCGAATAAAAATCCTTCCAAATTCAGTAGGTATTTGGTACAATTCAATTGTAACAAATTGCATTGCCAATATGTACTGACAAATGTTGCGGTTTTGGCGTCAAATTTGTCATGTTTTCCTGACAAAAGTGCCCGGTAACAAAAAACAGGAGATGAGTTTGTGAATTCAGACGAAGAAAGGAATTGGGAAAACTTTTTATTGGAGGTAGCCACAAAACGGCAGGAGCAGGGAATGACACACAAGGATTTGGCCGACAATGCCGGGACAGTTGAGAGGACGATCTCCCGGTTGCTTTCGGAGCCGACAAAAAATCCAAGCCTTTTTCTCGTTGCTTCCGTCTGCCAAGCGCTGCACATATCTCTCGACAAGCATTTCGTGAAGGAAGTCTATAACAAAACAGACAGCCAGAACAGCGAAGAAATGATCGAGATGCTGAAAGAGCAGGTGCGCCAGCGCCGGAGGCTCTCCAAAACGCTTTTCGCAGTTATTTTTGCCCTGCTGGCGATGATGATTTTATACCTCGTCCTAATCGATGCAAATAACCTTAACTACGGTTTAATTCGGGGTTAAGAACAGATGTTCTTTCCAAATATAATCGTACACCGTAAAGTGTACAATAATCAGTACTGGAGGAGAGAGGTCATGAAAAAGATATTTTCTTGTTTGTTGGCGGTAGCAATTTTGATTGCGCTTGCTTCGTGCGGAAAAGATGTAACAGACGAAAAAATAAAAGAGGTAGCGCAACAAATAGGCCTTATATCAACAAGCGTCAAAACAGTGGACGGTGTAAAGACTATCGTTGAGGATAGCTATTACTATGTGAATTTTGACATAGAAAACGGTGAGGTAAAAAAGGCGTATTGTGGAGACTATGTTTTTTATAAGGACGGAGAGGTAAAAAGCAAGTTTTATGACAAGCTGCTTTCCGTTGAGGATATGGTGGATTATCAAAGCAAGGTAGAGGATATTGTCCTTGCTGCCCTCACCAGCCCGGATACCGCGAAATTCCCCGGCAGTGGATTAACACCACTCGAAGGATGGTTCTTTATCCGTACAGGAAATGCCGTGAAAGTTGAGACGTATGTTGATGCTCAAAACGGTTTGGGAGTTTCCACGAGAAATAATGTCGTTGCTATATACAGAGACGGGGAGTGCGCAAAGCTCCAGATCGGCAACATAGATATAATTGGTTAATAAATACCGCCCCCGGCAACGAGGGCGGTTGTCTATCAGGAGGAGAAAAATGAAAGAAAGGACAAATACGGCAAAGTGGCTTGAGAAACAGAACCGCTGGCAGATCGCCGTCCAGAAAGATGGCGTAAGAAAAACATTTACAAGCAGTCGGCCGGGAAGGGAAGGGCAGAGGGAAGCGAACCGAAAAGCAGATGACTGGCTGGCATCAGGCATCTGCGGGACGAAGCTGCACCTATCGGAGCTGCACGAAAGTTATATGGAGCAGCTCAAAATTCGGACTTCGCAATCGAATTGGCGACCGCAGGAAAGCCGCTGGAAAACATGGATTGACCCAAGGATAGGCCACCTAAAGGCAGATGCACTTTGCGATGGGATTTTGCAAAAGGTTATCGACTATGCATACAATAACGGGAAATTGTCGAAAAAGTACCTGCAAAGCATCAGGGCCGACATGGTTTCTTTCTGCAAATATTTGCGGAAAATGAAAGTAACCGGCTTTACCCCGGAGGACATAACAATTCCCAAGGGAGCACCTGTTGGCGTTCGGAACATCTTGCAGCCAGATGATATTGTAACGCTTTTCTCCGTTGATACAACGATATACAAGGGGAAATTGGTAAAAGACCCATATATAAACGCTTATCGTCTTGAGGTTTTGACCGGACTGCGTCCGGGGGAATTGCGCGGTATCATGCGGAACGATTTCAAACAGGGCAGATTGGAGGTAAGACGGTCGATAAACGAGGATAACGAAATCACTACAGGCAAAAATGAAAATGCGATACGCAGCGTTTATTTGGGCGAAATTGCAGAAGCGATTGTAAAAGACCAAGCATCCAAGTCAAACGGCCTGTATCTGTTCCAAATGCCGACAACGGAAACCTATCGCAAGTTTTTCCAAAGATATTGCAATGCAAACGGAATTCCGAAAACGACACCATACGAGCTGCGCCATACTTTCGTTTCCCTTGCCCAGTCCCTACCCGAGGGGTGGGTAAAGCAATTGGTCGGTCACTCAAAGAGTATGGACACATTTGGGGTTTACGGTCACGCTGTGTCCGGGATGGATCGGCAAATAACCAGCGCACTTGATGGCGTGTTTACATCAATTCTTGGCCAGCAGGGAAAAAAGTGAGTTATTTTGTGAGTTTTTTTGCAAAAGAAAAAAGCCAGTAACCCGCATGGTTACTGGCTTTCTCGTTGGTGCGGAAGATGGGACTTGAACCCACACGCAAAATTATGTTATTTCCGTAAAGTGTAGGAATCAAGCAGTTTTTTGGACTTTCATTCCGCTTAAAAAAGCATGAAAAACTCACTTTCGGAATAAAAGTGAGTTACAAAGTGAGTTATTTCGCAACCGTATCATACTGCTCCACAGCGGCTAAAATTCTCCCACGCAGCGCCTGCGCGCTGGCGTGTTCGGTTCTGTACTTCTCTTTGATTTCTTCCAGCTCTGTCAAAAGTTTTTCATAGTCGGTCTGCGGCCTTTCTTCCTCTTTGTATGCCACGCCGAACCAGTCGCATACGCCCTTGCAAAGCGCCTCTGCGATGCGCTTCTTATTTTGGACAATCCAAATAGCATCCTGCCCATTATCGTGGAAAGCGATTTCTGGATAGATGGAAAGCATGGGGGTTCTGCCGATCTCGTAGAATTCATCCTTTTGGTATACCCCACGGTGGGTATTCCGTGGGTAAATCTCCATCAGTCTGCGGTAGACCATCTGGCAGGCCTGGTCGCTGATGCCCCCGGCTCTGCCGTAGCGCAGGACGGTGGGGCCTTGTGCAGAACCCTCCTTCAAGGTCGCCGTGCTTGCATTGGTGTGGATTGGCATATGCAGGTTGGATTTCCATGCAATGCTTTCCGCAACTCGCTCCTGCATGGTCTTGTCGGGGGAACCAATCATCACATCAAAGCCGCAGCGGGTGAGAGCATCGGCGCAATAAGCGCCGATCTCTACACACACATCATGCTCGTATACGCCCGGAAAGCCGTAGTACGGTGCATGGGGAGCCGGTCTGCGTTCGGGGGAAAGATACACTTTAGGCATCTTTCGCCACCTCCTCAAGAGGGAATTCCTCCTCTTTGTCCTTTTTAATCATGCCGGTGGTAGCGGCATCATAAGTACCTCCGGCAGCCAAGGCCACGATGACCGCATTGAGCAGGCACAGGATTACGCCCTGCACGGTCAGCTCGGAACCCGTAAACGCTTCTGCGCCAACGAGGATAAGTACCGATACGATATACGCCAAGAGGTTGGTGTTGATGTTCCGCAGGGGGGTCTGCTTCAAAAACTGGGTGATGATGGTGACCATCATGACTGCACCTGCGTAAGTACCGAGGGATGCCCAAGTTACAAATTCGTTCATTGTTATGCTCCTTTCTTCTGCTCAAGGTTGGTTACTCTTTTGTTGAGGGACTTCGTCTGTTCCTCCAAGATGGGTATTCTTTCCGCAAAGCCGTTGTGCCGCCTTACCTCTCTTGTCAGCTCGTCCAGCTTTTCGTTAGTTACAGCTCGTTCAATATCAGCTTTGTGGTCTCGCTCCATGTTGCTTTTGTTGTTGGTGATGACTACGGCAGCAACCGATGCGATACCTGTGACTATTGCGACAATAACGCTCGGCTCCATACTTTATACCCCCGAATACACAGTCTCCACCAGCATCGTCAGCTCACTGTACTCATCGTCGGTCAGACGGTTACACGCAAAGAATACATCCAGCTTGTTCTGCGCTTCGTCGGCAGTTTTGTAAAACTTCTTCTCAATCAGCTTTTTCATCATCTTATACATTGTTGATTACCTCCATGTCTTCTTGATATTTTTCTTCTACTGCATCAGCAATTAGCTGTAACAGTTCGTTCACTTCTGACTTGGAATTGGAAAGTTCGCTGCCGCCGTTCATGGGCTCAACGCTGGCTCCCTCAAAAACGGTGTCTTCCGGTACCTTGCCAACAACAAACTCTGCCTCCTCTGCTAAACATGGAACGAGGCAGCCGTTTGCCGCCTTTTTTGAAAATTGGATGGTGTCAGAATAATATTCTTTGCCATCCTTTGTGATTTTGTACATATTACACCTCCGATATCATCTTTTTGATGCGCTCAAGTTCTTCGACCGGGGCGCAATAAAAGTCGTGGTTCCAAAGCCAGTGGTCTGGGTGTTCGGGCCGCTTGTATTTTGTAAGCGACATATCCCCCCATATTTTGTCCCATCTTGCTTGGTGCTTCTTGCCGGGGCGCTGCAGCAGCTTATTTATGTCCTCAGTCATCTTCCCACGAATAAGCCCCTTACCGTCATCGTCCGGGGAGAAATAGTCGTGCGAGTTTTGCGAACGCACAGCACATATCATTTTTCCATCCATGTATAGGATGTCATTTACGACAGACAGCCGTGCCCCATATGGAATATTCACATTCCCGCAGATTGCGTTCCCTCGGAAGCGCCGGAAACAAACATAGTACATATTCTCTCCTTCGCCCACTTTCGTGGGCTAAATAATGGTTGATGTTAGACTTTGAAAACTGGGGGCACGCAACGCAAATAGTTGGCGGTGTTAGTGTTGGCGCTGCCGTTGCCGTAGACAATACAGAAAAGGTCGGAGCTGTTGGAACTGGGAGAACGCTCCCACCAAAAGGCATCAGTGGCGGTACTATTATGCATATATTTAACTTTGCTGTTTCCCGCTGCGTAATAGCTGTATTGTTTTAGATAGTTCGGCTCCTGCGTTGAGGCGAAGATTCTCGACCCGAATATTTCAAATTCGGCAAGTAGGAAAACCTCATCCTCTGTTGCGGTGCAGTCGCCGTTCCCCGAACCCTGCGTTGTAAAAATAGTGCTTGGCTTGATAACCGCTTGAAGGTCGGAAGGGAACGAAGCCTTAATAAGAGGCATAACATTTTTCCTCATTAAGCTTGCTTCCCAACCACCTGCAGTTGTGTTTGTATTGTTCATGTTGAACCATGTTCCGCTCGTTTTTTTACTACCATAGCCGCCATCCGTTAAGCATACAGGCGTACCGTTCTTTGTTGCCTTAAAGCCTTGGAACGCTATTCCGTTGCCCTCTCGCTCTGCGTTATGGTTAAAACCGATGATGTATACCCAAGCAGTATAATCACTCAAAGTAAGCCCATCGGACACCTTGCCGTTCATGGTGATTTCTTTGCAGTCACCGATAGACCAGAGGTTCGCGCCCTTTCCTGCATCAGATGCCTGCTTGATGGCTGCCCAGCTTGCATCGTTCAGCTCCTGTGACATGAGTGTAATATCAATTGTGGCGGGAACACTGATTTCTTGCGGAATGGACACCGACGAACCGCTTGTTGCCGAAACCGTCCATTTGCCCTCCTGCGGTATTTTAAGCCGTGCCTGACCACCGGAGGAAACGCCAGTAACGGTCTTGCTGCCAAGTACAGCCGTAACGGTTGCCCCGTCAGCGACATTCGCTACAAGCTCAAGGCCGCCACCACCAAGGATGATTGGATTGCCGTAAATTGTGCTCATTTTGTCCCTCCTTAATAAGTCATAATCTTTGTGATTTGTAGGCTCATCGCCGCAGGAGCCGCACCAGCTGCGTATATCTTTACCGTTCCGTTTTCATTTGCCGCCACCATCGAGGTAACACCAGCATCTGCGAGTGCTGCAAGCTGGTCAATAGTGGGATTGAGGTTGACTTGGAGACCGGCGGCTTGGCCCGTAAGTATCGTTTGATAATACGGGCCGCTGCCGCTCCATGAAGAACTTAAAGAAACGGTTTGCGTGGTGATTTTCTGCTGGTAGTCGGCGGTCCCGGTCGCTCTTGCGCCATTTGCTTTGTAAAACTGCTTTCCGGCAACAACGGAGCTTTCGTCGGCGGTAGTGTCCGAAATATCCATGATTGTGTTTCCGAAAAACGCTACCTTGTTAACCGCCATCTAATCACGCTCCAATCGTTACGGTCTGACCTCCTGCGGGGTTATCGGCATAAGCAATCGGCACTCCGTTTACGACTACCTCAGAAAGGAAGTCATAGCCATCATCGGGGAGGACGCTAAACTGTGCTTTGGCCGGGGTTACGGTCTTTTTCTGGCCCTTGGTCAACTCACCGGCGTAATCACCGGTTACGCCGAGGATGGAAACGCCGGATTTAATGTTACCGGCGATGATTTTTGCGGCTTCGGTGCTGTCGATGGCAGCAGAGCCGGAGCCATCGTGATAACCGGCAGGGATTGCTACCGGGGATTTATCTATAATGGAAAGGGTCACAGCGCCCTTGTTCGGCATGGTGCCGGTCACTTTAGCGCCGTCCACATAGGCGGTTTTGCCATTAAGGATTTCCGCAGCGGTAGCGGTTGCATCGGAAGTATCGGCATCATACGGACAGGTGCCGGTAATGGGAGCGCCGGTCTTGTCGTGCGCTGTCTTGCCTTTGAGCAAGCTTGCAGCATCCACCGTGTCGCCGGTCAAATCCATCAGGGTTTCGCCATAAAAGATTATTTTGGAATTGTACTTAGTGTCAGCCATTTTTAGCCTCCTATAGTTACTGTTTGTCCCCCAGAGGGGTTTTCTACGATTTGTTTTGGTACCGCCATAAAGGTCATATTGTCTTTCATCATCTTTTCTTTTGTCAGAAGAAGCTGGTCGGTAACTGCTGGAACAACAGTGTACTCACCTTTATACACTTCCGCAGCTACGCCAACCACGCTGCCGAATGTAATTGCAAAAGTAGATGTCTGAGATGCAAAAGCGGTTTGAAACTGGTTTTCAGAGGATTGGAATGTAGTCTGAAAAATCATTTTGTATCACCGCCCGCGATATCATCCAAAAGGCCATCTTTAAGGACATCTGCTACAGATACATTGAGGATATTGGAGTTAAGCCGCGCATTGCCAATACCAACACGCAGCTGTATTTGCACCTGCGGGTTTGGTTTGAAAAGTGAAGTTTCCTCCTCTGTAAGAGTACAGGAAACGGTTTTATCTCCCAGCGTGCAATCCTCAAGGTCTTTTACAAGTAAGACATTGCCGCCCTGCTTGTAGATAACGGCCATCATTGAGATGGTGCCGGTATCAAACGGGACGGTAAAAATGTGGGTTGGGGTTGTGTATCTTCCGACGAGGCTCACCCTTTCACCACCTCCGAAATCGCTACCTGTAAGGTAATATCCGCGGTCGGCTTGTCGCCCAAGGCATAGGCCGTAATAGTGCCGTTGTCGTTCGCTACATAGATAGCGCCGGTTCCGCTATCAACCATGGTGTTGTAGGCGGCGGTGTCGATCTGGATATCAACCTTGCTATTGGCAGTAGTCCCAAGGCCGGTTACCGTCTGGCTGTAGGGACTTTCGGAGCCGAGCCAAGATGCCGCAGGAAGCGAAAGCTGCTTAATAACAACCGCCCGGTTTATCTTGTACTCCATCTTTCCGATGGCCTGCGTTACCGTGTCTGTTGCGGTTACATTCTGCCGGGAAGTTGCCTGCTTGTAGCCGGGGATTTTGATTTGGCTGCCGGTGTAATCGCCGGTTTGCGGTGTCACCGCTCCGGTGCGGCCGTTAAAGCTCGCAACAGTACCGGGGCTGATGGTGTGCGCTACATACTGCAAATCGGAGATCATTGTGGGCTGGGCTGTGTAAGTGGCTATCGGCAGCTGATACACAGTACCGCTTGCATTGATATCCTCCTGCACCAGCGCCGGAAGCGGGTCTTGCGCCTGTGTCACAAAAGAAATCGGTGCTTCGGTGTTTGCCATGTCAATTTGGATAAGCAATCGACCGGGGACAGAGCCGCTGGTCGGAAGCGTTGCATTGATCGTTTGGGCTTCCACAACAAAGTTTCGGCCGAGGATTATACCACGGCCATCGGAAACATTGATGATGTTACCGCCCTGTGTAGTTACCTCAACGCCCGTAAAGATGCCGCTGTCGTTGATAATGTGGTTGTACAGATACGCATCATCCGTCGGTGTGACGATAGATGCGTTATACTGGAGCAGCGTTATCATGCGTTTGCCCTCCTTTCAAGGATCAAAATTTTGGTAAGGTCGGCACGGACAACGCCGAAGGTCATTTTTGTAACATCCTGCGACCTTGCATAGCCGGTTAGGATAGATTTGTAACTACTGTCGCCATCAATGACCAAAACCTCTGTGCCGATGGCCATCGAGGTATCAAGCACGCCGCAGTCGTTGCGGGCAGTCAGCTCAATCATGTTGTCATACTGCTGCGGAGTGAGTGCTTCGTATGCCTTTTGATAAGCTGCGGTATCAAAGTCCACATCGGTCTCCAAAAACTGCGCTGCGAAGAATACCGGCGCAATCCGGTCGGAATTGTTGGTGTCAACCTTTCCGTTTGGGTGCAGATAATAGGTAACATTCTGCGTTTCATCCGCTTTGTTGTAGATGGTCACCTTGTTCAGCTGGCCGGAGCTGTCGCCAATGATAATATTTTTATCCACAATGGCTTGTAGGCTTGCTTCGATGACAGCGCTTTCACTTACCTTTCCAACCGTAACGGTAATAGCCTTATTCTGCGGGTCAAAGGCCATGTTTATGGCTATTCCGTAAGCTGTCAAGGATTTGGTAATGATCTCGTAAAAGCTGTGGATGTTATCCTTGAGGTTCAGCGCTCCGGTGGTCTCGGAGGTTGTTTCCACCGTCATGCCGGTGATGTTTTGTAATGCATCATTGGAGGAAATGAAATTGTCCGTTATGATACCGGCGATAAACTGCTCTATTTTGGAGGATGTGGTGCGGTCAAAATGCACATCAACATCAAACAGTGCCATCAATGGCTGTGCAGAGATGGTCACGCCTGTTTTGTCGGTTTCGACATCATCCACGATCCCCTGATAGGCTACAACGCCGTTTTGGTCGGTCACGCTGATAAAATCGCCTTTCTTTGCATCGATTTTAACCGCCCGAAGAGTGGTTTTTTCCGCCGTTAGGTAGTCAAACTGTATCTCCGGGCTTTCAATCGGAGCAAAACTTCGGAATGTGAAATCCCTTGCGAATACTTCGCACTTAAACAGAGTATGCAAGTTTCTCCACCTCCACATATGCTACGATATCCGATGTGCCGTCGTGCGAAAATGTCAAAGTGCTTTCTCCCGGCGGAGCATAGATAAATCTTCCGGTCGAAAAGTCGCTGGACTGGTACAGGTTTTGGATGTATGTCCCGTCCAGCGCATACTCTGCAATCTCCATTGTTGCCGGGTCAGCATCTACAACAAGTTTGTGCCCATCAGGGATTGTTGCGGTTAATTTTCCGACCGCTACACGGGTACCGGCCTTGATAAGCGCCCAAGCAGGATTGACGACCGGGCCGAAGATTTGCAACTTGCACGGTGATGCCAAATCCCCGTTTCTTATTTTTGCAGTTCCTGTTGCTGTTTCTGCGTAATAATAAGGATAAGTATAGCTATACCTTTTAATCCCTTGGTCTGGCGCTTGACTTTGCGTTACATTAACAGCTTCATGCCAAGTCCCGAAGCAGAGGAATGTAATCGGTACTGCCAAATAGCCGGATTTCAGCTCCGACTTATCCGCAGACTGCACTTCGCACTTGATTTTGTACCATGTGTCCAGCGGGGAATACATCAGGTAAAGCGGGCCTTTTGTCACGAACGAAATAAACGCCTGATACCGGGAATAGTCGAAGAATATCATTTCGCCTGTCACGGCATACTGGTTAAGGAATTCATCCGATACCAGCCATGCGCTTCCGGCTTGGATGGTAGAGTAGGTTTTGCCAAATCCTAATCCACCCGGCGCATTGAAGTACGCCGTTTTGTCCATCAAATCCCATTCGGCGCCGACACCGTTCTTGAGCTTAAATTTTCTCATCAGTAAGCCCTCCCAAGCGCACGGTTGACCGCCTGTACCAAGTTCCTTGCGGCAGCTTCACCGGCTGCGTTATCGTAGCCGTTAAATGTGTTGTTCATTTCGATGGTGATGCCGCCACGGTCGTTTCCGTTCAGTGGCATAACATGGGCACGGCCACCGGCCATGGTAAGCAGCTCCGGCCCGGCTTCGCCGACGATGGCGCTGCCGGAGGACAAAACTCCGCCCTTGGCAAGATAAGCAATTTTTCCGATGGTCGGAATATTAAATCCGAGGGACTTACCGCCCAAAACAGGAACCCAGTCAGGGACATCAAAGTGGATCTTATTCAGACCGTTTATCATCCAGTTGATTGCGTCAATGACCATGTTGATTAGTGCAATGATGCCGTTAAGGGGCGCTTTTGCAATGTCAACAAGCGCCGTAAAGATTCCCTTAAAGATTTCCTGCACACCTTTCCATGCTCTTTCCCAATCTCCAGTAAAAACGCCACGAACAAAATCGATAATACCGTCAAAAACGGCCTTTATGGAATCCCAAATGGATTTTACTGTTGAGAAGAAGAAATTTAAGATTTCCCCCAATACTCCAAACGATTCCGACCAATCCGTCGTAAATACGCCCTGCAAGAAATCATCCACACGCTGGAGGATGGCCTGTATATCGTCGCCCTTTGTTGCAATCAGCGCAACAAGTCCTACAATGGCGGAAATAATCAGAACTATCGGGTTGGCTATCAAAAAATTAACAGCTGTCGTTATGCCCGTTACAATTCCAGGGATTACAGTTCCCGTTATGAATGTGAACGCAGATGACACAGCGCTCATAACGGCTGGGATAGCTGTTTCTGTAATAAAACCTATTGCCGCCCCAATTCCGCTTGAAATTCCCTCTACAACGGTTGTAATAATCGGCCCCATTTTAGTTGCCGCTTCAATAATGGCGGGTATTACCGTGCCTGACAGCTTGCTCATTGCTCCGGCTATGCCTGATATGATTCCAGCAACAGGAGAGATTGCCGCAATAAGACCGCCGACAATAAGGATCGTTTTCTTTACCCCATCGTCGAGATTTGTAAACCATTCGATTGCATTTTGAAGCCCTGCGACGATTTTATTGATAATCGGCAGCAGGATATCACCGTTGGAAATCGCCAAGTTATTGAGCCCGTTTCGGAGGATTTTCATCTGGCTTTCGGTCGTTGCGTATCTTTTGCTTGCCTCGTTGGAGAGGGCAATATTTTCGTCCCATGCAGTATTTGCGGTTGTAACAGCATCGTCCAATACATCGGACGCAAGGGCTAACGCGCGAAGCATATTAGACTGGCGAATCCCGGAGAGCCCCAATTCATCCAATACGGAGATTGTGTCCTCTCCATTTTCGTTCATCTTCCCAAGCCCGCCGATAAAAGCACTGATTGCGTCTATCGGTTCATTGCCCCACATATCTGCGAATTCAGAAGCAGATACACCAGCAATCTTTGCGAATGTTTCAAGATCATCACCGCCAGCAGACACAGCCTTGCTTATTGCGGTCATTGTTTGGGTCATTGCCGTACCGCCTGCCTCTGCGTTGATGCCAACCGAGGACATTGCGGTAGACAATGCAAGGATATCCTGTTCGGACAACCCGGCAACTGTACCAGCAGACGCAAGGCGTGTAGCCATCTCAACAATATCGCGCTCTGTTGTGGCAAAGTTATTGCCAAGGTCAACGATGGTACTGCCGAGTTTGGAGTATTCATCAGCGGTCGTTCCGGTAATGTTGGCAAATTTGGCAAGTGCAGAGGCAGCTTCATCAGCGGAAAGGTTGGTTGCTTCGCCTAAGTCGATCATAACGCGGGTAAAGTCAAGTACATCATCGGTGGCAATACCCAACTGTCCAGCAGCTTCCGCAACCGCCGCAATCTCCGTAGTGGACGCAGGAATTTCTTCTGCCATGTCCAATATGCCCTGCCGGAGTGCCGCAAGCTGCTCTGTAGTGCCGTCTACTGTTTTTTCAACTCCAGCAAAGGCGCTTTCAAATTCTACAGCCGCTTTTGTGGCTGCCACTCCTGCGCCTGCAAAGGCCAAAGATGCCGGTGCAAACTTCTTTGCAATGTTCCCGGACTTTTCTGCTATTTCGCCGGTAACCGCTGAAACCTGTGCGAGTGCCGCACGGCTCTTGGACGCTTCGGCCTGTAGGTCTTTCAGCTTTAGTTCGGCGCTGGTCAGTTCCCGGACTAACTCACGGTATTGTTTTTGGTTGATCTCCGTGCCGTCCGCCATTTCCTGATCCGCTTTCTTTTTGGCGTTTCGGAGGCTTTCAACCTTGTTTTCTGTATTTTTGATTTGTTCCCCGAGCAATTGCTCCTTTTGTTTGAGCAGGTCAATATTTGTCGGGTCGAGTTTCAGCAGGCGATTGACTTTATTAAGCTCCGATTGTGTCCCACGGATTTCGCTGTTCAGCGAGCTGATCGCTTTCGACAATCCCTTTGTATCGCCGCCGATTTCGACAACGATGCCTTTAACATTTTCAGCCAATCTTACCACCTCCTGCGAAGAAATCACGCAAGCCGCCGGGTCTGCCCTTTATGGCATACTGTTCTGCGTCGTTGGACTTTTCGATCATCAAATCATAGACCATTCCGCAGGTCATGTCCTCCAGCGCTTCATCGGATAACCCGAGTTCAGCGCAGCGGAGCATAAAGGTTGACCCGGTAGGCTCACGCACGGTTTGTTTTATTTTTTTTTTGGAACAGCGGTAGTCTTGTTGTTCAGGCTCCAAAGCTCCAAAATGGCAGGGAGCACTTTATAGATGGAAAACATCTCAAACTGCTCCAGCCACTGGTCAACATTGTCCGGGATGGACCCGTCATATTGCCGAGCCATGATAAAAGCGACATCCTCAAATATTTCAAGATCGCTTACGGAAAAAGATCCGTCCTCGGATGTCGCTGCCGTTTGTAGCTTTTGCAGGTCACGGACAATGTCCCGACCCACTTTATGGCGGTAGATGCGTGGGGTCAGCGCATTAGCGCACAACCCTACGCTTTTTCCGTCGATCTCGATTACTTTGTTCATTTCAGCCTCCAGTCGTCGGAGTGAATACGGCGGTGTACCAGCCGTTCACGGTCGCCTCCGGGGTCTCCGCCGTAGTGTAGGCAAGGGAGTTGCCGTTTTCCAGAGGGGAAGCGGTGATGCTGACGGTCTGCGTCTGCGGCTCTACGCTCTCGGTCGTGGTGTTCAGCTCACGGGTAGGCCGAGTGCAGGTGCAGTTGTAAAGAACAAACTTCGTCCCGTTCACATCGCCCTCCTCTTGGAACAGCAGTGCGAAAGACTTGGGCTGAATGTTTGCATTCTCAATCATCACCTTGCTGGTGGTGTCAAGAGTATACCCGAAAACATCCTTGAGGAATGCCTCGGGGAAAACGGCGACTTCGAGATCGCCGGTGTAGCCGCTGTTCGCCACGGCTACGAAATACTGGATGTTGTCCGCATAAAACGGGGTGGTATCGCCGGAAGGCTCCAAAGACAGGCTAACTGCGCCGGGGATGGCTACGGGAGTGCCATAGGTGTTATTTTCCCCGTCGAGGATAGCGTAATGGACATTCGAGATACCGAATTTAACTTTATCAGCCATTTTTACACCTCGATTTCATAAACTACTTGGTTACACTGCTGATCTTCAATGTAACTCTCGGACTTCTGCCAAAACAGAGAGGACAAAGCCTGTTCGACTTTGCCCTCTGCTGTTAGGTCTTTATCTTTTGTGTAAAGCTCAACCTGTATATGGTTGATGGGGTGATACACCACATTGTCAGCGCCAAAATTATTGGAGTAGGAGACGCGATAGAGGATATACGGTAACTTTTGCGGCTTATTGAAGTAACCGTAAGCTACGGGCATCCTCGTCTGTTTTAACAGGGAATTGACCTCTTGCAGTGTCATCCTTTCTTAATCACCACCTTTACACGGGTTAAAAGTTTCTGCTCTGCCTTTTGCTCCGCTGGGCCGATGTGGGGGAATGGGCGGGCAGAGCCTTTTGCGGTTCCGCCTGGGCCTGCGTGACCATGTTCCAGCAAGTGCGTGAGCTGGTAATCCGTTTTGTTGAAAATTCGCATACGGATATCGCTGTAGCTCTCATATGCGACCTTGTCACGCCAACCGGCCTTATAATCGCCGGTCTGTACCGGGCTGCCGGTCACAATGTCTTGGCGGCATTCCTTTGCCACCTGCCGAACCTCTTTTTTTACGCCATCCGTAACGGCCTGGTCATAGTTTTTCAGTTCGGACAGGATTGCCGTTGCCAACTCATCCGGTCTAACCGTTTTCGACATCGTTGCCCACCTTTTCCTCTAGGTACAGCTCTATTTCATCGCTGCCTGTTGCAAAATAGGTGCGATAAATGGAATAGCGTTTGCCGCGCCACTCGGCTAATTTCTGCCCAGCATAGTTGGCGATAGGAGTAACCGCCACAAGGGACGGCTGCAAGCCGTTTTGACCGGCGGAATAGAACTCCGCCCGTGTAGCGGACTGCAGCCGCGCCCAGACCTGTGTTGTGGTTTCTGTGGCAATCTGTACCCCGATATCGTTCTGCTCAAAGGTTTGGGAGATTAATGTAATGAGATCATCCAAATCAATCACCCACCTTTTGCTCAAACAGCCGGTTGTTGAGTGCCCACCGGAGCATCCTGGGCATTGCTACGACCTTTTCCCGGCGTTGCCGGTAAAGGTAGGCGGCGTACATCTCCACCAGCATAGCATCACCGGTGCTGGTGGAAAGTACGATTCCCTCGGTAGCGATATACTCCTTGGCAGACGCGATCAACGCCGACAGGTAATCGTCAAGCGCTGTTGTGGAAAGTTGCAAATCAACCTTCAAGATCACGAGGATATCAGCGTCTGTCATGCTTTAACCCCCTTTTAGGAAGCCTTGGTTACATTGACTGTGTAAACAACGGTCTCGTTTCCATTCTTGACAGTAACGGTCAGAGGATGGGCAGCGCCATCAGCCAGCCAGGTAACAGAGCCGCCGTTCTTCACATTGGCGTTGTTGTAGGCAATAGCGACCTGCGCACCGGCAACCTCGGTAGTGGCGTTTACTGCAGCAGTCGCAGCGGAAGCGGTAGCGGTGTAGCTCAGCACATCGCCATCAAAAGCAGGGCTGAGGGACAGGTTTCCAACGGTCAGAGCGGACAACTTAGCGTTGTTGGCGGTATCAGCCGCAAAGGTCATGGAGGTGGTTACGGAAGCGCCGTTAATGTTGATCGCCACAAAAGCGCCGGGGATAACGGGCATACCGTCAGCACGCTCTTTGCCGCGGAATACGGTGTTGTCCTGAATGAACTGAACCTCGCGGGATGCTTCGATGGTCATGCCGGAGCGCTGCGCCCACAGGTACAGGTCGCCATAGCCGCCAACGATGTCGCCATCGGGGATAAATTCTAGGATTTCCACATCACCGCCGATGATGGGCATGGTCATTCCGTCAAACGTGACATAACGACCGAGGGCGGTGGCGAGGATCGCCTTGGACTGCAGAGTAGCGAGGGTCTTGCTGTTCATCGCCCAGAAGCGCTCGCCGCGGGAGTAGCGGGTAAAGGTGTTACCAGCGGCAACAGCCAGCGCAGCCCAGAAAGCCTCGCCGGTGGAAGCGGTGGGAATGGTGATGATGTTGGAGGTGTGCAGGTCAACCCAAGCAGGAGCATTGGCCGGGTAATCGCTGGGTTTGCTCTCCTGCGCCAGACGCGTCACAATACCAAGAGGCATCTTCTGACCAGCGCCCTTGCCGTACAGGATGGCCTTATCCTTGGCAAGGCCGATAGCCTCGGACAGCATCTCGACGATCCAGGAGGCGAGGTTTACATCGTTATCCTCCAGCAGGGAATTACAAACAGGAACATAACCGGCAACCTTGAAGCCGTCAAGAGTGATCTGGTTAAAGCTGAAGGTCAGCTCATTGATGGCGCCGCACATTTCAGTCCAAACGGCCTCGGGGACAGTACCGGCAATGGTCTGACGGGCTTCGCCATTGACATTGCGGATGCGGACCCGACGCATCAGCTTGGAGTAGCGATACATATTCTCGGCAATGAGGTCGAGGAATACAACAGGGATGGTCAGCTCACCACCGGTGATATCTCTCTTGCTGCGGGCAGCGTTACGAAGCTCCGCAAAGAAGGTCTGCACATCGGGCTGGGCTACGATAGCGTCACGCTGCTCTTTGGGAAGAGCGTCAAAGGCGCGCACATTCATGGGGAGGGAGCGAATGTTGATGGTATTCATGGTAAAATCATTCCTTTCGTCTTTCTTTTCTGCTTTGGGTTCAGCCTTGGGAGGATCCTTTTCGGCATTTTCCAAGTCTTCCTCAAGGCCCTTGATTTCTGCGGACAGTTTTTCTTTTTCGGCGTTGTGGGCATCCTGTTCCTCGGTAAATTTGTTCATGGCGTCCTCAACAGCCTGCTGCTCCTCATCGGTGGTAGCTTCGCCGATTGCTTTTTCGATTTCAGCGGAGCGTGTTGCAAATTCTGCGTCTTTAGCTACCAGTGCCTCAAAAGCTGCTCTTTTCAGTTCCAGCTTTTTGGCAATCATAATGGATTTCAGTGCCATGTCAGCACTCCTTTCTTAGCTTTTTGAGGGCTTCGGCCCTCCATTGGTCGAGCTTGCGCTCGTTGATCTTTTCAAGGTCTTTTTTCCGAGCCTCTACCATGGTGTCCTCGTAGGCCGGGAAGGTAACGACCGATACCTCATACAGTTTGACTTTGCGAATAGTCCACACGGTTGTGCCATCTGGCCGGATTTCGGTTTCCTCGTCAAGGATGTCAAAGCCGAAAGAACATTGGGAAACATCCCCACGCTTTACGCGCTCATAGGCGTTCATGGCATCCTGATCCGCTTGATTAATGAGGATGGACCCCCAAAGGCCCAAATCGTCAACGCGGAGGGTCAGTGTACCAGCTGTTGTTCTGCCAAGCACGATTGTGGTATCATGGTTAACCAGCGCCCGAATATCATCACCGAGGGTACCATCAAAGGCTCCTCGGTCAATGCGCTCGATGGCTTTATCCCACATCCGGTATTCGCCGGTAAAGGTGGCGAAATAGCCCTCAATGTAGAGGTTTCCATCAGCAGCGCGGGTTTTGAAGTCGCCACTGCGGCTGATTGCCTGTCTTGCTCCTACCATTTACTCACCTCCTCCGTTTAGTTTTTTCTGATCGCCAAGGCGGTCCGCGGGAATGTAGTTTTCAAGGGCCAAAAGCTCATCCATTCCCTCGTGCGGAGTAAGCCCAACCCAACTGCGCCACTCGTTCCGTGTCATTGCCATGCGGTCAACCATTTCCGCGCCAGCTTTGATGGTTTCCTCCAAGGAATAGTTGTAGAGGGAGCGGACATTGAAGCGGAAAAAGTAATCCGGAGATACGAGCAGCTTTCGGCTAAACTCCTGCTCCAAAATCTGTGCAATCGGCATGATACGGGAAGAAATAAAGTTGTTCCATTCGTCTCGCTTGAACTCTCCAACGCCCAAAACAAAAGGCGGCACGCCAAGAATGGTTGCCACCGTCGTTTTATCCAGTTTTACGAAGTCTGCCAGCGCAAGATCAGATAGAGTAAGCGGCCTTACCTGTTCCACCGAGAATTGCTCGGCAGGAATCAGCCAAGGTTCCCCGGCTTTATTGCTTGCAACAAAATCGCCAAGTAGCTTTGCACGCCCCTCCGGGTCAGAAAACTCGTCCGTCAGCGAATCCACCTTCACGATAAGAGACGGTTTCCATTCACTGGCCATGAAACCATTTTCTGTTTTCGCCGCTTGCTTGAGGTTATTTGCCACATCAGCCAGCGCAATGCTGTACCCAGTGCCTTGCCATGGGTAGTAATTGCTCGGATTTATGGCAAAATGCAGCACATCCTTCGGGTCATAGGGTTTCCCAGATATTTCGATGCTATAATACCGTTCCCCATTCGGTACAAATGCTACAAACGCCGCCGGAATCGGGTCAAGCCGCCGGAGCAGCCCCTTCCGGGTCTTTGGGAGCACTACAGCGTTCCCCCGGCCATCCAGCAGCATTGTTTTGATGATCCACTGGATAAAGTTTGACCGGCCCATGTAACTGTTCGGCTCGATATCAACCACACGAGACAGCCCATTTTTAACCCGGATATCTCCACTATCGGTGTTTTGCATCAGATAGATTGTCATACTTCCAATTAAAGACGCAATCCTATCAACAGCGGCACAGATTTCCGGGTTGTGCGCAAGGTCTGTATAGCCGGAACAGGTTAGGTCTTTCCAGCCGGTTCCATCACACAGGCATACAGCGCTCCGCGTTTGGGGCTTATCCCGAGAGCGGAAGCGCTCAAAAAAATTTGCTATGCTCATTTATCACCCCACCATTTCTTTCCTGCTTTAGATTTATCCAAAGCCTCCAAGTACCGCACCGTGGCGAATACGGAGGCATCGAACACATCAATTCGGTTTGTCGGTCTTACCTTGTCGTACTGGATCATGTCGTCTGTCTTTTCGACGGCCGAGACATTCCCAACACAATACTCATATGCTTCGGAATGCATATAGTACAGCGTCCCATTTTTGGCGCTCTGCTCGATATGCCGGAAACCTTCTGATTTCCTGTAAAAATACTGCGGTTGGTCGATAATGTTAAACCCAGCCGATTTCATGCCGATGAAATACTCTCGGCAGAATTTACGGTCGTGCCCCACCTGTCGTATTCGGAAACCGCGCTTTCGCATTGTAACAAACCAGTTGACAACATCGGCGTGGTTTACGGTTGGACTGTTGCACATGGTCAAAAGTCCATCATCAGCCCAGCCGAAAAGCGGTATACCATCCTCGTCGGCCTTAACATGAGCCTGCACCACAGGGAACCAAGCGTGACTGATGATGATATCCACGCCTTTGTAATTTCCAAAAAGCGCAGCCGCTGTTAGGTCATGCATTTTTGAGAGGTCTGCACCACCGTACCAGTCTATTGGGAGCTTGGAAAGCTCGTCCAGCGTCCAGTTGTATTTTTCATCGCTTCGCCGGAATTCGTCGAGGTTGAAATAGGACTTGATAGCCCCGGTATAGACATTGAGAGACTTTGCGAAGAAATCTTTCCGCTGCTGCGGGTCATTCTGCGCCTGCAAGCTATCGTTTAGAATTTCCTCCGGCCGGATGGAAACGCCATAGGCCGGATTGGCCATCTCATGTACCAGGGGATTTGTATAGTCGATATTTCCCTCCTCATCCGGATTGGCGCAGCACATAAAGATAAAATATTGTTCGTCCTTGATGGTGCCATCCAGCACCTTTCGGCAGTATTGCAGCCGCTGCCCAAGAAAGCCCTGTTCGTTATCGCCAGCCGTGGAAATACCTATCAGCAGCTTGTTGGTGTAGGCTTTCATGGCTTCCTTAAAAAGGTTGTACTGCTTAGGCTTGGTAAAAGCGTGGATTTCATCGCAGATCGCAATATTGCAGTTAAGAGAATCCTGCGCATCCGGGTTTGCAGCCAGAGCGCGGATAAAAAACGAGCCGTCTGGAAGCTCTGCCTCCAATGAGTGCTCGTTGTTGTTGTCAATGATCTTTACGCCGCCGCCATGCTTCTCGTCCTCGCCCATAAGCCGGATGTTATAATCCAGAAAATTAAAGCTTTCAAGGGACTGCATCAGAGCCGCGGCCGATATGTAGGTTTTGGAACCGCTGCGCCGGTACCACAGGGAAAGCGCCCATGCGAGGGAAGCGGCAAAACTGGTTTTGATGTTCTTTCGAGGGATAAAAATAAGAGCTTCATGAAACCGCACCACATCGGTGCCTTTCAACTTAAACCCAAGAAGATTGTATATGATGAATTTGTGAAACGGCTCCAACAGGAACGGCTTTCCCCGGAGCGGTGTACCGTCCAGCTTTTCCCCCTGCTGGTGGCAGAGGGTCTTTTCGATGATTTGAATACAGAACTCCGGCCCTTTCGGCGCGAAATCGTACTCGTCATTATCGAGGTCAGCAAAGAAACGGTCAACAGCCTGCCGCAATTCCTTGCAAGCGACCTTTCTCCCGTCTCTGATACTTTCGGCATACTCAAGGACTACGGGCCAGTTCTTACCCTTAATCTGTCTCAAGGCTGGCAAGAGCAGCGGCAAGTCCGCCCTTTTCCTCCTTTTCCTTCACTCCGCCGGTCATTTTGCGAAAACTCGATGGAGTAAGCCCCAATTCGCGCCAGTATGCCAGTGCGCTCTTGTTGAGGTCGTCCCACAGAATCAACAGAGGGTTTTTTACCATGTTTGTGGCGTTCCCTTTGTTGGTATATTCGATGACGGACTTACCGCCTGACTTTTTGAACTCGGCCTTGGTCTTATCCCGCTGTTCCAGTATCTCTGCAAGCGTTTCTACCGCAGATTGATAAGATGGGTCGGCCGTACCGAGTTTTTCCATCTGTTTTTCGATAGTTTCAACCCATTTTTCCTTTGTCATGGCTTCCCCTTTCTCAAAAATATACCGTAGAGTTGGAAAAAGTAG